CGCCTTGGTGCGGTGAAGAACACGAAGCATCGCCATATATGGTGAAGAATCTTGTAGAAAATGGCTTCTTCTACAGTGGAGTGTACGATCAACTGTGGAATTGGGTCATTTTCACCGCTGCTGGTGCGAATAACATGCAGCGTAAGTTCACTTATACACAAGAACAACTGGAAGATAAGCAACCAAACTGGCCAAATCTCATTCTTTGGCAAGAAGTTTGGCTCTGCTTTGACGTTGACGCGGACGGCGAAGATGAAGAAATTGTCGTGCATTACCACCATATGTCTGGTACCTTCCTTGCAATACGATACAACTGGTATAATAATCTACGAAGGCCATATCGGAAGGGTAATTTCATTCCGGTCGAACACCGTTGGGCAGGAATTGGTATCGCGCAACAAAATGAGCAGTTTCAGAGAGAAATTACTACTATCCACAGGCAGAGATTGGACGCGGGAACGATAGCTAACGTCCCAATGCTTAAAGTCTCTAAGCTATCGGGAATTTCTGTCGATGAACCAATCTTTCCGGGTAAAAAGTGGTTTCTTGACTCTCTGGATCAGCTCGATGCCTTCAGATTGTCCGATGTACCTGCTTCGGCATATAGCAACGAGCAAGCTGCGCTCATTTATTCTCAGCAGCGCACCGCAATTAACGATGTTACGATGGGCATGCCGCAAGCCGGAACACCTGGAACTGCTACAGGTGATTTGGCGAGACTCCAAGAAGGAAACAAGCGTTTTGACTACATATATGGGAATATTAAGGGCCTAATCAAGGAGCTTCAGATTGATACGCTCTGTAATATTCAGCAATTCGGTGCTAGGAACATGGATTTCTTCATGTTGGATGATGAAGGACCAGCAATTGCACAGTTTTTGGCGTCTGTACCGCCTACTTATCTTGAAAATGGGTTGATTTTGGATGTTGGACCTGTCGGACAGCAGCAAAATAAGATCATTAATAGGCAAAATTGGACTCAAATTGCAGCATTTCTACAGCAATATTACGCTGGTTTGGGTCAGCTTTTGCTCCCTGTTTTGCAGCAAAATCCTCAATTGATGCAGCAATTTATGCAGCAAACGCTCGAAGGAACAAACGAAGCAATGCAACAGTTGCTCGAATCCTTCGATGTACGCAACATGAATCGTATTATCTTCAAGCCAGCTGGAATGCAGCCTTCTACTGGTGAACAGCTTCCGCCAGACGCTGGAGAAATGGCAGTTGGTATGGCAGAAGAAGATCGCGCAGCAGAGAATGCAGCATTGTCAGGTGGTGGTGGAATGGGAGGACCGATTGATATACAAGGTCTGCTTGGTTCTCTAAGCGGAGGAATTACAGGTGGTGGACCTCAAATTGCTGGGCTTCTCGGAAGAGGAAATGGCTAGTTTAAAAGCTTTAACACGTAATCCTCAATACAGCGCGTTAAAGAAACTAGCACATGCATTACAGATGGATGCTTATAAGAGGATTCTAAGTTTCAAATCAGCAGATGAAGCATTCAAACTTCAAGGTTCTTGTCAACAAGCAGCAAAACTTACTGAAATACTAGATGACTTATACGGAGACGCGCACAATGCTAACAGACGGTGAAGGTACAGAAAACGCTGATGGTGGAGTTTCTACTGACGGTGGTATGCCCGCAGTTTCTGATGATTCACAAGCTCGCTTGCTGACTCTATATGAAACTGGAATGATTGAAGCTCGTCAACGCGCCGATCGTTTGGAGCGTCAGCTTGCAGAAATGCAGCGCGCACCTGCTCCAACTCCAGAAGCTCCTATGGACAACAATGCTTTCTGGCAAGATTCTGCTAGGAACATTGAGAATATTGTAAACAAGGCACTCGATGCACGCATCAAGCCTTTGACTGACTTCGTAGCTGAAACTCGCGGAGCTACAAAGTACGATCAGATCAAGGATGGACTTCGTAAGAATCCTGGTTTCAAAGATAAGATGGATTCGATTGAACCTTATCTTGATGAAATCATGAAAACTACAGAAGTCAGTGAACAAAATGTAAACACAGCTGCACTTAGCATTATTGGTGCAATGGCAACTGGTCAATTGAAGCCGGCAGAAGTTCGTAATAATCGTCCTGCTGGTGCGCCTCCACCGACACCACAGAATCCATCTACAACAAAGAATGATGCTACTATGATGCCAGCGCATCTACGTCCCAGTGGACCATCTGTAAACAATGCTCCTGTAAAGAAGGAGCGGCGTGATCTTACAGAGCTTGAGGAAAGAATTCGTCGTGAGCAAAGAATGACTAAGGACGAATATCTTGATGAGCTTGAAGATCAGCGTCCAATGGTAATTGAAAGCATCATGCCAAAGAAGAAGCCTGATCCTAACGAAGCAGCTAAGAAATAAGGAATACTAAAATGGCCGAGCGTGAAACTGAACTAGAAGTATTCATCAAACAACAAGTTGCGCGGCAGGAAGCTGGTCAAACTATTTCACAAGCTGACCAAGCTATTGCTGACGCGGGAACTGTAGCTACACCAAAAATCAGTCGCGCCGAACGCAAAGCACGTCTTGCAATGGTTCTTGAGCGTGGTTCTGTTAATCCTCGATTGGAGGTGAAGCTTCCACCACATTTGTGGGGCGAATGGATTGCAGCAGATCCAAACGAAATTATGAGAATGGAAGCGCTAGGTTATCGCATTGATACTGAGTTTGCTCCGTCGCGAGCCCTTCATACGAAGGGTGAAAGAGGTAGTCTAGTTGGTGATGTTATCTTTATGACTACTGAGCGCGAAAATTACGAATTGATTCAAGAGGTATACCGCGACCAATACGAGCGGCTAAATCATCCAAAGCGTCAGAGCGATGGCTCTACTACACAACGCGAAGAAAAAGAAGTTGCAGAATCTCTAAAGCGTCAAGGCTTGGTTCCAATTAATGCTTCCGATCAGCACGAAGCTCGCAAGGCTGAAATTGAAGCTGTGCTGAACGCACAAGAGCCCGCAGTTCCTTAATCGGAAGGATTAACAAAATGGCTGGTCGTCTTTTCATGCCGGCATCATGGCCGGGTGGAACGGCTCCCGCAATTCTCGGTTACAATCCAGATGCAGCTCCCGGTCTAATTACTACGGGAAGTCTGGTTGTAATCGTAGCTGGTGGTGGAATCCAGCTTTGCGGCGCTGATCCTGCTTTGGTTCTGGGAGTTGCACTTGAGCCTGTTTCAACAAATCCTGGTTTCCAGAATCCTTTTGAAAACCAGACTACTGTTATTACTGGCCGTAGTGCAAAGATTCCAGTTGCACTCGCTTCTGGCGTTACGATCTTTACGTGTGATGGCACGCGCGCTCCACTTCAGTCTGATATTGGTATTAACTACGGTGTGGTTAATACTGCTGGTGTCTGGCAAATTGATCTGACAGATACTACGGCTGATGTGGTGCAAGTTGTTGATGTGGACCTTGCGCTTGGATTCTACTACGTCAAGTTCGTTGTTGACGTGGCGCAGATTCCGGCCTCTACCTAACGGAAAGGAGATAAAACGTGAACGTTCAAGGCGCATTTAACCTCCTGTTCCGTCCCGGTCTGCGTCGGGATTTCCGCGATGAATTTGATAGGTACCCGCCTGAGTTTAGTATGTTTCTTAAGACAGGCGTGATGGATGTACCTGAAATTCGCGCAACCATCATCACTGGCCTCAAGCGTCTTATTGAGCGCAGCGATGGTGAAGCAGTTACCTACGAATATCCGAAGATCGGTCCACAGGTTGTTGGTGTGGATAAGGAATTCGCAGGTGGTTATATCGTTTCTCGTAAGACGATTGAGGACGACCAGTATAACAAGATCAATCAGGGTGCAAAATTCCTTGCTCATGCAGCACGCATGACGATGGAATATCGTGCAGCTGCACTCCTTGATGATGCGTTTACTGGAACGGACTTCAGGGGAATCGACAATCTTCCTCTGCTTTCTACTGCGCACACGCTTATCAATTCTACGCAGACAGTTGCAAATGCTGTGGCCGCACCAGTGCAGCTGTCTAATACTGGTATTACTGCTCTGTTCGATCTGTTCCAGCTGATGAAGGATGAAAATGGCGATCCGGTGCGTATGTTCCCTGATACGCTTCTGCTCGGCAACAACGCTGGCGATTATCACCGTGCGTTGCAGATTTTCAATTCACAGCTTGAGCCGTTTACTGCTGAACATCAGGAGAATGCAATTCGTCTGCGTCTCCCGAAGCCACGCGTACTTGTTTCACACTTCAAGGCATCTGCAAAGTCTTACATGATGTATGACAGCAACGAAAACGATTGCGAGTTCCGCACTCGTCGTCCCGTTACTGTTGAAGATACGTTTGACTTTGATACTGATGCAATGAAGGTGAAGGCCACGACTAGATTCCTTATCTGGTTCGTGACTTGGTATGCATGGGCCGGCGCCAACCCCACCTAATATAAAAGGAGGGGAAGATGAGTTACGGCGCTATTACTCGGTCACCATCTCGTTTTGGTTTCATTAGCTTTGGGCAGAACTTTCTGCCTGTAGGATCAAATAATGGAATTGAACCTGGTGGTGAATGCATGTTTTGCAAGGCTGATGCTGCACAGACTCTGAATCTTGGTGATGTTGTATATTGGTCTGATGCAGGTGAAGTTAGCAAGAGTGCAACACAAGCTAACTATCAGCTTTTTGCAGGTGTAGTTGTTGGTGGAGCACGTTCCAACTATGAAGCAGTTGTAGATGAAGGAATCGTAGTTGCTGGTTATGTAGCAGCCGCCGCAGGCGAAGCTGTTATTATTCAAACAGCTGGAGTTGCACTTTGTAGGCTTGCTGCTGGAACTACGATTGCTGCTGCTCCTGCAATTGTTGGAGTTGGAACTACTGCTGGTAGGCTCGTTACTGTAGCAACTGGTGCAGTTGTTGGAATTGCACTTACAGATCAGGGTACAGCTGGCGATGTTATTTTCGTTCAGCTGCGGCCTTCGATTTCACTGGTTGCATAACCTCAGGATTGGAAACTTCACATGCGTATTTCATTGGCGGTTGGGATGGTCCCCCGTACTGGCACAGTGGGGACGCATGTGAAGGTTCCTTCCGGTAAATGGAGGGCCGTTCACAATTCAAAGAATTCACTTCTCACTCTGTTGATTGACGGAAATGAGAACGATATAAATACTACGTTTGATTTGGCGGAATCAGCTACAATTCAGGTGAAAGTAGCAAAGGGTGGAACTGAAAACTTCATTCTTGCTTACTTGGAGGCAGCATAATGGGCCTCAATCTAGATGCGCTAAGAGTAATGGTAAGAACTGCTCTCGGTGTAGACGACCAAGAGTTTCCTAACCAGATTACAGATCAGCTACTTAATCGTTCTTGGTGGGATTTGCTGAATCGTTTTCCTTTTAAGGAGAATGAAACATTCATCCCATTCCAGACGATTATTGGTCAGCGTTTGTATGCACTTCCTGTGCAGTTTGAAGCCATTCGTTCAATGGGAATTGAAGCTGACGGATTGAATCTCAGACAACATCAGAACCTCAATCCTTGGACTGAGCGTGAATATGAAACAGCTTATAATTCTAACACATTCTTGCAAGCCTTGCCTTGCTATTACGTTAGAGAAGGAGTCTGCATTAAACTTTTTCCGACTCCAGATAAAATCTATACGATCACGCTCTACTACTGGATGAATCTTCTTGATCTTGTTGATCCTGTAGCTGCTCCAATTATCCCACGCAGTTGGCACGAAGTCATAGGCTATGGTGCAATTTGGCGCGGTTGGACAGATTTGAACGATTGGACACGCGCACAAGTTGTTCGTGAATTCTGTGAAGGTTTGATTAACGGATTGGTGCCGATTGAAGCTAAGGAAGAAATGAACTGGCAGCGTGCCAGAACACCTGTTCTTGGTAATCCATACCTTACGCGTGTATCTCCATATGCGCCTAATCCTCGCACTTCTCCGTTGTGGGAATTTACGGATGCAGGAGTAGGACCGTGGTGGGGAGGGCCGTAATATGGCTGATTGCCCTTGCGTATTAGTAACACTGCCAGCAGAAGTACCATTGGTTATTATACTACCAGATGATCCTGCTTGTTGCTGTGATGCCGACCCTACTCCCGTTCAGCCAGGTTATTTTTATGATGGATTTGCTTTCCATAACGGAGTAATTACGTATCAATAATGGCAAGGTGGATCAATGGCACCTATCAATTGGATTCAATATAACGAGAGGGTGGTTGGAGAAAACTCTCCAGTTTTCCCTAATGATGTAGATAATAGACCTCTCAAAGAAGTTATAATTGCTTCTGGTCTAACTATTACAGAAGATTTTCCCGGCTTTCCTGCTGAATATGAAGGTGTAGGATCACCGGAAGGGGTTGTTGTAGCTGTTCCCGGTCAACTGTATTTCCAAACAGATTCACCATTTACACTTTGGTGTAAGCAGCAGAATCTAGATGCAACTGGTTGGGGTCCAGTTGGTGCAGCTGTTTCCGGTACTGGAAATTATATTCCTAAGTATAATGCTGCTGGTGATGCTTTTGAAGATAGTATTATGTTTCAATCTGATCCAGCTACTCCTTCTGTAGTTGGAATCATTATCGGCTCAGATCCATTTCCACTAGCTGATGAAACATTTCGTATCACTGGTGGTATGATTTCTGCTGGTCTTGTTCCTACTTCTACAAGAATTGGTCCTGATGCTGTTGCTATTGCGGATGGTGGTATTGCAATAGGTAGTGATGCAATTTCTACTGGTATTGATTGCATTGCTATTGGAACTAGTGCTCGTACAGATAACCTTGTCGGCTCCATTGCAATTGGTGGCTCTGTTGAATCAAGAAGAACTGGATCAATTGCTATTGGTGAAACAGCAAAAGCATTGGGTGGCACTGGTTGTATAGCTATTGGTAACGCAGCAGCTATGGGAGTCACTCTTAGTACCACATTGAATGACTCAATGATTGTTGGCGCTGCTTCTAGTATTTCGTCAGCTGCTCTTACTACTGGTGCATTCCAAAGTGCAATTGTTATCTTTGGTCCTCGTAACGTAGTTACTACGGTTGGTGGACAGCCAGCTAACTATGTTACTGTTGTTGGTGCTAACAATCTGATTACCGCAGCAATCGGTGGTACTAATGGTAGTAGCATTTATGTTGGTCAATTCATTACGGTAGATACAGCACTAAACATGGTAGTAGTTGGAAACAGTTTTGCAGTTAGTGCACAGGCAGGAGCAACAGTTGCTATTGGTAATGGAATCACTAGCTCTGTAGCATCAACAAACTGTGTTTATATCGGAAACGGTGTAAGTCACGCTGGCGGTAACTTCCATATCATCATTGGTCGTGGTGCAAATAAGATTGGCGCATTTGGTGATAACGACACGATCATCGGTGATTTGGCTCAAGTCAACAATATTGACTTTGCTATTGTCCTTGGGTCCGGTGCAAAGGCAAGTGGTGGTCAAGGCAACATTGCAATTGGCCGTGCATCGAACGTGACGCATACTAATGCAATAGCAATTGGTCCCGGCGCTGTATCTGAACGTAATAATAGCTGCGTAATTGGTTCAGATAACAGTGGTGGTGAGTATCTGACGTTTGTATTTGGTAACCGTGGTGATACTTCTCCATCTGGTATTGCTGCTGTAACATGGCGTCCTACTAATGCAGAAACTGGTGGTACTGCAAATCTTCCAACTGCTGCACTTATTATCAGCGGCGGTATTCCTCTTGGTAATGATGCTACTGCTGGTTCTGGTGAAATTCAATTTGTCACTGGCGCGCCGGGAGGTTCTAGCAACGCTGCACAAACAGCGACAAAGCAATTTGCGATTCTCAAGTCAGCTGGCGGCGCGGCTGCACCTAATACAGCATGGTATAACGTAACTTCTGGTGCTGCTGCACAAGTTGGTACGCTTACAAATGCACCAACTGCTGGCAATGCAACATTCTGGCTCCCCGTCCAGATCAATGGTGCAACCTTCTATATACCGTGCTGGAGCTAACCAATGTCAGTTGACCATAGTAGTTACAGACACGTATTTTCTGGCGGCGTTGTAGATGTTTGGTATGCCGCTGGTGTAGAAGTTTGTGCATCAGGAAACCAAGCAAGCGTAACTATTGATACCATACGCATAATTCCATTTATTGGTACTGGTACTAATAGAAAGATTGATAGACTTGGTGCTGCTATAGCAGGAAACGCTGGAGCTGGAAACTTCCGTGTTGCTATTTATGACAACACTGGCATCAATTTCTTGTATCCAAATAATCTTATTATTGATAGTGGTAATTTGCCAACAACGGCTCTTGGTGTTATCGCTGCAAACGTTAACGTTACTTTGACTGCTGGACAGCTATATTGGGCAGCACACATCACTAGTCGAGCCTCTGTATTTAGGTGTGTGAACGTAGATCAATTGTTGAACATTCTTGGTATTAGTCCAACACTACCAAACGATTTCAACCTTGGTCTACGTTATCCAACTCCATTTGCAGCGTTTCCAAATCCATTTTTTCCGCCGGCAACTCCTGGTATGAGCATTCTTTCTACTGTACCAATTCCAATGATGGCATTCCGTTTTGCTCCATGAGTAGATACCCCGGTCACCTTAAAAGGATTATGCATCCAATGCGCTACGTCTACTTTGTAACTGAAAATAAGCGTTACTACGAGTTGGTTGCACAAGGACTACAAGCTACTACTAGAGAAATTGATGTGAAGCGTGAAGCTCGACGCTATGATATACTTTGCACTAAGCTTGAGGAAGCCGGGGAAAAGGGTGAACTGCTTGAAAATAAAGTTGTAGCTCTTGAGGATGCAGAATATGAGCTACTTACTGAGTGTCTTGAGAAAGTTAAATGGACTAACCAAGGCGTCAGGGAAGCATATAAAATGCTTGAATGGCTTAAAGATGCGCCCACCAAACCTACACTTGAGGGAACTTAACAAAGAAGAAGTCGATGAGCACAACAAACAATTTCAACAAGATATGGACAAAGGCATCAAAATTTTGTCCTTTTATCTCTCTTGCATTGATTGCGGCGCTTTCGTATCAAAGTATCTCTACAAAGAAGCTGAGAACTACTACGAATCGCCTGCAAGACTCGTTACTCTCTATCCAGAGTCAACAATCTATTATATCCGGCGCATTGGACATAGTAGACTCTCTGTTCAGGAAAAGTCAAGACTCTGTGAAGAAGCAAGACTCTGTTATAACATCGCAGCATTTGGAAATCAAAAAATTGCGTAGTGAAACACCGATCAGAGATCTTATTAGAGAAATAATCAAATGAAGAATCCGGCTCCTATTGGTGGCGCAAAAGGCGGACAGGATATTAACACAGTCGGTACAGGTACCGATTTAACTGCGCTACCTCAGAGAGACGTAGCTCCAAGTGTAATTGAAGGTCAGCAGTACGATCAGGCGCTTAGTCTTAAACTAGTTGGTAATCTAACTAAGAATGATACGACGCCTGATGTAAATAACAATGAGCATTGGATAGCGAATAACACTGCTCCAGTTAGCGTTACTGATTTTGATGGTGGTCAAGATGGACACCACATATATATCCTAGGTGACGGTTTCACCACAACCGTTCACAACGCGAATATTATAAATGTAGCTGGCGTTAACTTGCTATTGGACTCTGGTGTTATTTTTCATTATGTAAACGTACATGGTGTATGGTATCAAATTTGTTGCACTGATGGTGGAGGCGGTGGAGGATCTGTTGCATGGGTTGATATAACTGGAAAGCCTTCTGTCTTTCCTCCTGACTATGTAGGATTTCCTCCTGCGTGGACAGATATATCAGGTAAGCCAGCTACTTTTCCTCCAGACTACGTTAGCTTTCCACCCGACTGGAGTTTCATAACTGGAAAACCTGCTGTATTTCCACCTGACTACGTTACTTTTCCGCCGGCGTGGGGAGATTTGACAGGTGTTCCAGCCGTGTTTCCACCTGATATGTCTGGCGTGGTTTTGAATGATTTGGCTAACGTAGATACAACTGGTCAAGTTGCCACAATGTTTCTACGGTATGATGGAGCGCAATGGATTGCTGAAAGTGTAGCTGTTGGTTCTTCTACACTAGCTGGACTCTCAGATGTAGCTATTGCAGCTCCTGCTAATGGCAATATTCTAGTTTACAATAGTGGAACTAGTAAATGGGTAAATCAAGCACCTGCTGCTAGCGGTGACGTTTTTCTAGCTGCTAACAATACGTTTACCGGCGATAACCAAATGCCCGGTATTCGGTTGCAGAGTGTTTTTCCAGCAATTACTTATCGAGACACTGATCTTGCAGTTAATGCAGCCGGATTGTGGTATGTAACTTGTGCAAATGGTAGCCTTCAGGTTCTTAAGAATACAGCAGCAGCTGGTGATTTTTCAACTTATCAATCTGTGCTTGTAAGTGGTGGAACATCACTTGCTACTAGTGCAACTTCATTTGTACTTGACACTGGTGTTGCTGCAAACGCAGCTATTCAAGTAGATGCTACCTACACGATTTTGTTTGGGCCACATGCCACAACTCCATGTCATATCTATGTTGGCTCAAATGCTGATTCAGCTATCTACATGGATGCAGATAACCATTGGTTCCGTACACAGACTGGTACAGTTTCAGCGCGTTTACAACGATCAGGTACTACAGTTAACTTCTTCCATCTAGGAACAACTGGTAACTGTGGTACTACAGGTGACCCGTGGGATACGGTGCAAGTTATTCTAAACGGCGGTTACTATGTTAATGCGATTAAGGTTGTTGGTAATCGTGTAACTGGATGGAATGCACCAACAGGTACAGCGACACGCGGAACTTTTGCTGTAGTTGGAGCTACTGCGGCAACCTGCGCTCAAGCAATTTGTGCTTTGATTACAGATTTGCGTGCCCACGGGCTTATTAATACCTGATGGAGATTTAAATGGCATACACAAGAGTGTGGGACAATTCAGCGCCTCCCGGTTCCGCGCTGGCTAATACAATTGATACTATCTTTCAAGAATTCAGGCAAGATACTCAACAACGTATTAGCTCACTTCTGCGTGCTGGTACGGATATTGACACTGATCCGTTGCAACTGAAGCCATCTGTTATTGGCTTGATTCAATCTGCTGTGAAGCGAGTGAATCCGTTTCTCAATATCTCTCCCGGCGTTGGATCAGAAGTTTCAGGTCTGAGTGGCGCAAATGGTATGGCGCGTTTAAGAGGTGTGGGTGGTGGACTTGTAACTGGATCATTTGATGTTGCTGTTCAGCTAGAGATTCCTATTAATGCGCAGCTTACTCTAGTCAATGTTTATGGAAATAGAGTGTCTGTTGCTGGCACTACAAACGTAAGAATATACACATTCGATGTAGTGACTGGTACATATACTCTTGTTGCAACGCTTGGCGCATTGCCAGCAGGTTATGCGCAGCTTTCAAGCGGTGTGATTGGGCCAATCGTAACTACTGGCACTAACATAATTCTCATGCGTATCAACGCAACTGCTACTCCGAATCAGACCATTGAATGTGCAATTGGTGGCCTCGATCTTGTTTATGACATTCTTGCTGGTAATTGGGTACCATAATGGCAAAACCAATTTCGGCGACAAAGGGGCCACGAAAGCATCCCGGCGGCCTACAAAAGCAAATCCAAGCGCTTCCCATTGAAGTGATTAAAGAAAAGCGCGTCAATATGGGAATGATTACGTCTATGGATTCTGCTGATATTCCTACTGGCGCTGTTGTTAAAGCAAAAAATTGTCGTATTAGGTTTGATAGAATCGAAGTGCGTCCCGGCACCAAAGTATTCGATCCTCCTAAGCCTGACAGTAATCCTGTTCTTGACCTTTACTTGTTTGAAATGTATGACAATTCTCGATTCATTTTTAGATTTACACCATCAACGATTCATGAGCTTGATCCCGGCGTTTCATGGATTCCTTACGCCGCAGGAGCAGGAGGATCGCTTACTGGTGGTCCTACGGATCGGTTTGACATTATCACTGCTTTTAATCGTTGTTTTTTTGCTAATGGGGTCGATCCAGTTCAAGAATTGGACACGGTTGCAAAACAGTATAAAGGTTATGGTAACGCCCCTACTTGGAAGTATATCACTGCTTTTGCTGATCGTGTGTTTGGAGCTAATCTTGTTGCTAGCACGATCGCAGTAGTAGACGTACCGCCAAATCCCGTTTACATTGGGTGGTCTGGTGCTGAAGATAGTGCTGGAGGAATTGACGAATGGGATCCAAGCGTTGAAGAAACATCCGGACGGCAGCCCTTGCTCGAAACGCCGGGTGATCTTTCTGACGACATTACTGGTCTTTTTGCTTTTACCAATTATCTTGTCGTACTGCGTGAGCGCAGCGTTTGGTTGGGTACTAAACAAGCTATCCCACAATTTCCTGTTCGCTTCTTTGCTGCTTGGCCTGGATTTGGTTGTGATTGCCCTTCTTCTGCTCAAGTGTGCGAACAGTCAATGATTTGGTTGGATACACGCACAAGGACTGTGTGGCAATATCCGCCAAATGGTTCTCCAGTTCGCATTGGCGCAGCAGTAGAAGAAACTATTCTCGATGGTTTGTCTGATCCGTTGACTGTGTTCTCTGGATACGATCCTATCGAGAATGAATACTATGTTGGTTATCCAGTAGCTTCATCTGATTACTCCAGAATCTGGTGTTACAATATTCGTTCACAAGCTTGGACTTACGATGAAATTCGTAAGGCTACAACGATCGCCTCACTTTCCGTTCCTGATTTTGGTGGTGTTACGATCGACGAATTGCTTGGAACGATTGATGGATTGGTTGGAACAATTGATAGTTTGTCTCCAGAGAGTCCATCACATCAGCAAGTTTTGTGGGGCCGTAATGATGGTGATATTGTAGTTGCTGATGAAACCATTGCAGAAGATTACGTTGATTCAACTGGTGGCGAGGGGCTACTTGTTGAAATAGATAGTAAGGATTTTGAATTCGATTCTAGTGATACGGCTGTCAATTGTTTTAGGATGGAGCTAGAGCGCCTAGTTGGAAATGAGGTTGGCGCATTCTATAACAAGAACAACCGTGGTTTCTTGCCGTACACTACTTTCACGTTTGTTCCAAGCGATAACAGGGTGCCGCGTATTTTTAACTCTAAGAAGAACGTTCGTGCTAGGCGGTATGGTTTCAGAATTGCTAGTAGCATTTGTAGGTTTAAGGTTCTGTCATATGAGATTCACGCTACTAAGGCAGGTATGTCTCGTCAGACTCTAGGAAATACTACTACATGAGCAAGCTTGAGCAGACAAGAAGAATGGCAGCAGCAGTGTATCCTGAAATTCCTCTCACTTTTGGTGAGACGGTTTTGATCGCTGACTGCACAGAAGCAAAAGGAATTGTTAAGCGTACAGTTAGAGAGTTTCCACTGAGTATTAAAAATATACAAGCATTGTTTGCTAGGGCGAGTAGATTTCCAACTTTGTTCGGACAGGAAGGACCAAGAGACTTTCCTGAATTTCTGAACATTCTGATGCATGAAGAACAGAAAGCTATTCGCCCTAACGGATTGATGTGGTCGGTTGATGATCTTGTGGGAATCTTCTATCTCACAGATATTGATGCTGGTACAGACGCTAATATACACTTTAGTTTCTTTGACCAGAGGTTGCGTGGCAGACTAGATATGTGCCGACGGATGGTTCAACTCACATTTGAACACTTTAAGTTCCGTCGGCTTTCAATTGAATTGCCAGAATACGTTCGTGGAAATACACCTTTGTTTGTAGAACAACTTGGCTTCCGCCGTGAAGGCTGTAAGCGGCAAGCAACTACATTTGCAGGCAGATGGTTCGATGTTAGAATCTACGGAATGCTCTACGAAGAACGTCCCCGCTTCCAAGACATTACTGCTAATCTAATAGCTTCCGATTCCGGAGATTCAAATGGGTGACAAGAAAAAGAGGGTTGGCGGAACTAAAGGCGGGGAAGGACTTTCTGAGGATTTTGTTAATCAACTCAGACAACTTCTCATGGGCCAATCTGGTCAAGTTGGCGCTGGAAATGTTCCCGGCGCTGGTGCAATGCAACAAGGTCAAGGTGCCGCTGATATTTATGGTAGCGTTCTAGGACAGGGCGCTGGAAATATTGGTGGTGCGTTGCAGCAATTGCTACAGCGTACACAAGATCGTGATGTTATGAAGTTGAAGGAAGCTGGACGTGCATCTGGTGGAGCACAATTCGGTACTCCCGGTCAGTATGCTGAAGGTGTATATCGTGGTGAAGCCGCACCTAACATCATGGAAGCTATTGGTAAATTGCAGATGGGTGCTGCTAAAGATATCTTTGGCTTGATTAATGATGTGTATAAGAATGAAACTCCACAAGCTAAGATGGAAACACAGCCGGGAGTTTTCTCAAGTATTATGAAGGGTATCGGCGCAATTGCTCCATTCGCTGCTAAGTTCTTGATGCCGGGACTTGGAGTTGCTGGTGAATTGGCTGGATCATTTCCGGGCGCGGATACATTTACCGACATTGGTAAAACAATTGGTAGTCTGGAGCCGGTCTAATGGCAGCCAACATTGATGTAAATGACGATGGCAACGATCCTAACGCCAATACAGTTTATGGCGCTATAGCAAGCATTGCTGGTGCACTTGGTAATATTCTCCAACCATATAAGACTCAGGAGCTTGCTCTGCGCGGAGCTATTTCTGCTGATCCATCTCTTGCACAAAAGCTTCGTGATCTAGAAGAAATGAATCCCGGCGCTATTGCGCAATTTGCTGGGCCACATGCTGCTAAATTCATTCATACAATGAATCCTACTGCGGAAGCTATTGCGCGTGTTAAGACACGTCCGCAAGTTCAGGAGCAGCTTAAAGATCCTAATGTACAGAATTACATTGCTTCGAACGACATTGCTGGAAAGCCGCCGGGAGCTATTCAGCAAGATATTCTACAAGGTAAGTTGGCGCAGCAAGGCGTCACTGTTATGCAAGACCCGAATGTTGCAGCTGCTGCTGGTTATGCGGCTGCATTGCGTGGAAAAATGCCGGGACAGTATGAATCAGATCAGCAACTTAAGCGTCGTGCACAAGCTGCGCAGAAAGCTTTGCAAACTCCCGATCTTCAACAGGAGTGGGTTAAGCTTGTAACTGGTCAGCCATCTAAAATGACGTGGCTTGATGCGTCTGCTCTTGCAGAAGATCCAGCAAGTAAGTTTTTGATTATCCCGTTCATTGAGCGTATGCGTACTGAGCGTTATTTGGCTGGTCAGAAGGCGCAAGATATTCGTGCACAGATGAGTCAAGGTAAGACGCTCGATGATATTTTTCTGCGCAAGGCTACTGAGTTGCTGACTGAGAATGGTGGCACTTCTGTATCAGCTTATCTGAAATTGCTTGGCGCACCACAAACATTGATTGATGCAACTGGTGGATACACCGAACAGCAACTGCAAGATGCTACTCAGACTATGCAAAGAATTCGTGAGCAAGCAGAAGCTAAGACTGGTGGTGGTCCATCCAAGATGAATCAAGATATCTTTGCGAATTGGGATAATTATTCCGAAAGCATAAAAGACATGATGGCTATGCAGCTTAACATTAATGCTCGTAATGCTCTCCTTCCGTATACATATGTTGTGGATTCAGATGGAAACTTGATGGCGTTTGATACTATGGGTAAAGAAGTGCAGCCTGGAACCACTTTTGTTAAGCCGCGTACTACAGTTAGTCCGAGTATTGCTACTCCACCGGGACCGACTAGTTCAGTTCGTGGTGGTGCTAGCAGTTCAGGCGTAAGAGTTAAAGTTACAACTCCTGCTGCAAAATCAGATTCAGTTGCAAAAGCAGATTCGGCTTTCAGTTTCCAGAAGGCTTCGGCAGATTCAATTGCTGCTCAAGTTCAGAAGCATGACAAGATATATAAAGATCTACTTGCTAAGGCTCCCAAGTATTCAGAAGAAATAATCAGAGGGTCTACTAACTTCAAGTTGCTTACAGAAGAAGAACAGAAGAAGGTTCTAGCCGAGGCTAAGAGATGACAGGTCCAGCAATTAATCCTCTCGATAAAGAAATTGATGAAGGTAATCAAGCTGCACAGAATCCGCTGGATGCTGAACTAGAGTTGGAGCAGAAGAAGAATCAACTTCTTCCTGTAGATTCTACTGCTACTGCTCCACAAACTAATATGGAAAGAGTAGAAGGTGTGCCTCCTCCTGAACCACCGAGAAAGAAAATCGGTGAAGGTTATCCACGCGCCAAAGTAGATGTAGGACCAAATGCTACTCCTGGTCAAAAAGGTGGAGCTATACTTTGGTATGGTTATAATCGTGCGCTCGATGCTGCTTTCGCTACGATCAATTCGATCAATGAAAGCATTCCTATTTTCAAAGATCTAGCGCGTGGTATGGTTGATCCTACGCACAAGACTATGGCTGCTAAGGCTGTTGAACAAACTTACGAAGGTGCAAAGATTGGAGTTGGACACTTTAGAGAGGCAATGGCGAGAGGGCAAACTAAGGAGTATTTAAAGAAGGACTTCGCTCAAGAAACTGTTGTGAAGCCTCTTGTAGATATGGCTACTCGCGTTGTTATGACGCCTCTTAAGTTGGCTGTTATCGAACCTTTCTATATTGCGTTGGAAGGTTACCAAAGAACTCCTGACGCAATTCTTCAGAAGGACTACGAAGAAGTAGTTCCTGATCTTGCTATGCTTTGGGCAACTGGATACATGGGCAGAGTAGTTGCAGAAGCGCAGACTGCTTCAATTCTCGCAAGAGGATCTGGCGCGCTAGGAAAAGAGTTTGCTTCTAATGCAGCTAATATCACGTCTAGAGAAATGGCGATCGAAAGAATCATTTCGCTGCCGATTGAAGATATGCGTGCCATGAAGGCTAGCTTGCCTATTAGCATTAAAGCAGCTAATCTCGCTACAAAATGGGTTGCAGAAGCAGCCGCTGGTGGAGTTGCATATGGTTTGACGATGCAGGGTACACCAGAAGAAAAGACAAATGCAATCGTACAGATGGGAATTTATACGCTTCCGTTTATTGCAATGGCGCATCCTGTAGGTTGGGCGATTGGAAAGGGAGTTTCTAAGACTCCTATCATTAATCGTCTGCCTGTCTTGCGTGATGTTGGAAAGCCTAGCCAGCTTGAAATGATTCAAGATGTTGCTGATAAGACTCTCAAGTTTATACAGGTTGCTGATCTTATGAAGCTACCGTATTCTGAGAGAGCAAGTATGTTCGCTAAGTTTGCTCAAGGTCTTGATCTTAGTGACATTCTAGCTAGGCATGTACCGCGTGGTATTATCATGAGCGTCACGCCAGAGATTCGTAAATCGCTTGGCGAACATGGTTTCATTTATCACGATCGTGGTGATGGTAGATTCAACGTACTTGTTGATCGCACAAAGTATGTCGATCCAGCAGCTTATGCTGAATATCCTGATGGCGCAAATGAGCGCGCGGATGCGATGCATAAGCAGGCTATGGATGAAGCAATGACTGCTTTGCAGTTGACTGATCCATACGCTGCTGCTGAGATTCAAGCGCTTCTGGATGAAGGTTTGGTAGAGCTTGCAGCTACTAAACTCAAATTGAGGGATAATCGTTCATACTACAATCGTGCTGTGAACGCTGATCCTGAGACTGGTGCTTCAAATCGTCGTTCGCTAGACTCTGCCCTACCGAAGGCAGAAGCTGATCCTAACGTAACTATTCTTGCTCACGATCTTGCATCTTATAAGGTTTTGGGGAAGGAAGTTCTTGGTAAGTTTATTGAGCATGTGAAGAAGGTGTTCGAGAATAATGGAGTTAAATGGCGCGATACGTTTATGTATGGCGGCGATCAACTCGTTACGCTTCTCGAAGATAATCAGAATCCTGCATTGGTTCAGAAAATCAAGTCTGAGATTGATGCTTTCTCACATACTATTGATGAAGGTACACCAACAGAAGGCGTAGCAACTGTACGCACTGGAAGCGGTAGTAATCTTGATTTGT